TCTCATAATTATACTTTTTAAAAGGGTCTATTGTTTAAGTATGGTACAGAAGGCGGAGGACCAGGTGGTGGAGGTGGTGGGTAGAAGAATCTCTTTGCGGCTTGTTGTTCAGCTTGTTTTTTATTCTTTGCATGTCCACGACCTAAAAATATGTTATCAACGTACACATCGATATAAAAAATACCATTTTCGTGACTTACGACACGGTACTCGGGTAAAGAAAGGTTATTTGTTTGACAATGACGCATGAGATGATCCTTGAAATTATCATCGACCATGATGGAGTTCATGTTGATATATTCCGGGTTCGTATATATGTTCAAAATAAACTGTTTTGCATGCAATAATCCAAGATCCATATAAATCGCACCCACAAGAGCTTCAAAAACATCTTCAAGAATTTTAGGGTTTTTAAACCATTCGTTGCGCATACCCTTTTCATCCATTTGAACCCAATTATAAAGTCCAAGTTTGGTTGCTATACCTGCAAGTGTTTCGCCCCTAACAAGTTTCGTACGAGCTTTCGTAAGAAACCCCTCTTGACGATTTTCATAACGATCAAATAAAAATTTTGTAATAACGAAACCTAATACGGAATCACCTATGAATTCAAGAGTTTCAAATGAACCATCTAAAGATTCATCTTCTTTGAGTACTGATTTATGTCTAAAAGCTTTTTGGTACAAATCTAATTTAGTTATCTTTGTACCAACAAGTAATTCTACAGATTGCCTGTCAATTAACATGGTTTAGTTATAATATGTATGTATTTTTTAAGCCTTTTGCTCTGGTTTACTGTAATGCGGACTCAAGTATTTTTGTAAATTCAAGAAAGTGACTTGGGTGTCAGCTGGTGGCTGAAGCAAATCACGCAACTTATCGTCAAGGACCAAAACGCGGCCGTTATCCGGATGCTTCAAACCCTTTTCGTTGACGTACTTATTAATCGCGCGCGTCACAGTACTTCTCGAGACCAATTCACCTTCTGGCAATTCCAAAAATGCACGAAGCTTTTCAGAAATCACCTGTTTACGATTAAACCCGTTATTTTCAGCGCGCTTAGCCGCCTTTTCCCCGTTTGGATCGTCTTGCTTTGCTTTGACCTTCCTGACAATTTTAGAGAGTGTTTTGATATCGTTTCTGAGAGCGGAAATTTCTTCGAGTACGGTTTCAATAGACATTTTTTTATATATTACTTAGGTCATGAATCTTTAAGTCCGTTTTTTGAATGATAAATATGTACTGAAAACAAGTAGAATAATAACGGTCAATGCCATGGATTTAAAAAGATTATCTATACGCATTGGATACAGATATCCAAACGAGTATGGTTGTCTGGGGGAAATATCATTATTTGGATCTGGGCACCCACCAGCACAACACCCTGATTCACATGGGGTTATATACCCATTTTTGCGAGTACCACATGTTTGTTCTTTGTGTGGGTATGGTGTATCATAATCAGCATAACATCTACACGATTCGTCACACGCCATATTTATTATATAGGTAATATAATAATGGACGAGAATATTTACTCAGAAACCACGGTTTCAAAGTTCATGAATAAAAATTTATTTTTTGGTGATCCAGTTTTGAAAAAATATTTTGAACAGGATGATCTGAAAAAATTTAGAAACCGGGTTAACCGTATACACTCCAAAGAATCGTTTGAAAAGATGGCATATGTTGTTGTTACAGATGCTATACGCGATATCATATATGAAGTTATAAGTGAACTTACTGTGTTTCTAAAACCAATGGGTGATATTATCATAAGTGGTGGTGAAGCTTTCAATGTATATATGGATCGTAAAGATAAAGTGATTACAAGCGATATAGATACTAAATTTGCACCTCGTATGAAACCAGATGAAAAGTATTTTGGTAAATTACAAGCTGTTAAACTTCTTTTATGGAATAAACTTGGTGTAATATCAAAAAGGATAAATATACGAATTCGAGATCGTATTTTATCAAAAAAGAGTAAAATTGGTAAATTTATTGGATTAAGATTTGATGATACTGGTCCATATGTAACGCGCCGATATAGTTTAATCAAAAAACGAAAACAAAGTAATACAAATAAACCAACAAAACGTAATGTGTTTATAGATGTAGAATTATTTGCACTTGATTTAAAAATACGATGGTATTCACCGGAAAAGAAACGTATAGTACCTTTTAACCTGGGTGGTATTTTGGATATTGCATTTATGCGTCCAAATGAATTTGGATACGAAGTTATACAAACGCGTAAGAGGGGTGTCACATACCGTAATCAAACTACAAACAAAACGATTATCGATAATAGAATATATGTTGCGGGTAAATCCTTTTTGATTGACGATATATATCTCATGCAAAAACTCGGTTTGAGACCGGAAAAGAGAGAAAAAGACCGACAACGAATGGTGAAATTAGCCCGTATTATTACTAAAAAACCAATTAAATCGACAGAACCAATGGAAAAAATATTAAAATTAGTACACAAGGTACCTAAAACACCAGCAAAGAAAATTTTACGCATTAAAAGTGTAAATATCCAGAAAGCAAAACGCGTCGACCCTTCGAAATATACAAAATACACAACTAAACCATCCAAAGAAAAATTATCAAGACAAATTGTTTATGGTTTGGATTCATCAGTAAATACGGTTAATATACCAGGGTTTAAACAATCGAGTGGTATAAGTCGTTTTAATACGAACACACTCACATGGAAACCAAATACATCACATTCCTATATTAAAAATGAGTATGATTTCAGACCAAATAATACTACACAATTCAATTTACCAGAGAGTGTTAAAATGGAAGAAACACTTTATGGATTTAAACCAAATAGAGATAAATGGGTCCCAAAACCAATTTTGGAAAAATCAGCTATGATACCTTTTATTGGGTTAAAGAATTGAAACCAATCTAATATACATAATGATTTACGATACTCTCTCAAAAGGTGAAGATGGCTTATACCATACTCGGGCGTTAAATGATGAAAATAAACGACATTTCATCCAGTTAAATGGTGTAACTGTATCTGATGTTGATCAGGAATTGGGTGAAGTGTCATTTGAAGTTACAGGCGATGATAACCAGGCGAAGGTAGAAAGTGTACATGTTACTAACCTCCAGTCTGCAATGGAAAATAGTAAAACATGGTTCGGAAAAGAACTTTCGGAGAAAACTATTTCGGGTGCTTATACCAGAGGTGAAAATCTTGCGACTGACCGAATTTCCGCAACACGTGTTTTTGATCACAATAAAGAACCACTCGAGTTTACTTCTATCGAAGCAGGTAAAACATGTACAGCACTCGTAGAATTTTCAGGGCTCTGGTTTGCAAAGAAAGCATTTGGTCCGTCATGGAATATTGTTCAGTTGAAAATTCACGAAGAAAAAATTCCAGAACCTGAACCTGAACCCACTCCAGAAGCTGTGGAAGAAGAAACATATCCAGACCAGTACATGATCCAGGATTCAGAATAAAAAAATTTGTTGATAGTATATAAAGATGAAGATGAAGATGAACAAAGTCTCTCCAAGACAGGTTTTGATTGCCCTCGCCATTGCGACCGTAATCTACCTCATGTTCGCGAACAACACAAAATCCACGTATTCCGTTGAAGAAACTATGTACGCCCCATCTGGTGTTGAGGGTGCCGCTGTCGGACCATCCGAACCAGGTACAGCGTGTGAAATGAAGGCTGGTACAGGCCTCGCGTCCTCGCTTCTCCCACGTGAAGTTGCTTCCCAAGAAGACTTCGGTGAATTTGCCCCAGAAGATGTCCTCGAAGGACAAAACTTTCTCGAACCAAGATCCCAAATTGGGTTCCCAGAAACGGTCGGTGGCGCCATGAGAAACGGTAACCAACAAGTCCGCGCCGATCCACCAAACTCCAAAGAACCATTCGTATGGAATAACTCTACTATTGCCCCAGATACCATGCGAAGACCATTGTGTTAATTAATTTAAAGAATATAGGTATATTTTATATATAAAATGTCTCAGGTTACACCTACAGATGAACTCTCGAACAGCGTCTCTAAGTTGGTTGAATTAAACAAGCAAATTACAGAAGCCCGTGAAGATATAAAGGTCTTAGTTCAGGCCGAAAAGTCTCTCAAATTACAGGTTAAAAAACTTATGACAGATAATGGTCTCGATGTTATTAACCTCAAAAAAGGAAAAATTTCTGTTCGAAAAAGTGCTAGAAAAACGGGGTTAAACAAAACCTCAGTCAAAGAAGGTCTTACATCTTTTTTTGAAGGAAACGAACAGCAGGCGGAAATTGCCTTAAAGGTTATACTCGATAACTTACCAGTAAAAGAAACTACTTCACTCACTCTCACGGGGATTAAAGAAAAAAAGCAAGAATAACACAATGGTTTGGAGTCAATACGTATATGAAGCCACTCACGGCAATGAAGCAGAACATAGCGATAATGAATATGAAGTTAATATTGACGAACCTTTACATATAAACGATTGGGAAGAAGCACATCATGAACATCTTCGTTATATGTGGGGGATACTACAACAGTACCTAGACGACGCAGTTATGTCGCATTTTATTTTAAAATTTGCAAATTACGACGATTTTGTCGAATTTTGCTTTTATAATTCCAAATACGGATCTTAGATAAATATGTAATGAATATATATACAAACATGCTCCCAGATATTACATCCCAAAAAGTTGCCATTCCAGCCTCTCTTTTTTTAGCGCTCAGCCCAGGTATTCTTCTCAGAACAGATGGTTCCAGAATCGCATTCAGAGACGGTCTCACGGGCAGAACAGCTGTATTGTTTCACGCTCTCGTATTCTTCCTCACATTCTCTCTTATTGCGAAGGCGATGGGTCTCGTCCTTACCAAGACGGATCTTCTCGTAACGACCATTCTCTTTCTTACTCTCAGTCCAGGTATACTATTGACCCTTCCACCCGGATCCAAGGGGGTATTTATGTCGGGCCAAACCGGCGTTCCAGCGGCATTGGTACACGCATTGGTCTTCGCGATTGTGTTCGCTATTTTACGAAAGCAATTTCCTCAGTTCTATTAAGTGACATGTCCTATGAATATCTTATTATAGGTCCAGGTGCTATGGGTATATTTTCCATGTTAGGGTACCTTAAAAGTGTTGAAAACACTTTAGAAAATGTCAAAGGGTACTCGGGTGCTTCAGCTGGTGCTATTATATGCACATTTTTAGCACTCGGGTACTCAATAGAAGAAACATTATATAAATTACTTGAACTCGATTCGAGTAAACTCGTTAAACTCAATTTGAAATGTTTTTTAAACTCATATGGATTAGTAGATTTGAAACCTATTCGAGAACAGTTTGTCGATACACTGGGTTCAGATCCAACATTCTCAGAAATAGATAAAACCCTGTATATATCGGCTTTTTGTGTAAATACGTCAAAAACTGAATATTTTTCAAAATATACACATCCAGATATGAAAGTCATAGATGCTCTATGTATGAGTATTGCCGTACCGTTTATATTTTCATCGTATAGGTATAACAATATGGTTTATGTAGATGGTGGTACACAGGAAACGTTACCAACAGCACCATTTCTCGATAAAAAACCATATACTATTTTATGTGTGAGAATGAAAATGGAAACAGAGTTTATAGAGGAAATAAAGAACCCTAAACAATTTGCCGAAGCGCTTGTTTCGTCAACCCTAAATAACAGAAAAAACAATCTTATAAAAGAAACCAAAGTTGTTGATATAGATATAGGTCAGGTCGACCTTTTTAATTTTAACATGTCATACGAAGACAAGTTTCAAATGTATACGAAAAACATATCGCTATAACTTTTTTGTTGAGTTATATCAATATGGATGCGTGTGACCCAGGATTAGATATAAGTAATCTTAGAACGCTCATTAAACAAAATGTGGGTGTAGATTTAAAATTATCCAAAAATCAAATATGCGACGTATACTCATTAATCCAGGGTGGAAAATTACCCCTACCACCTTTGGTTTTGAGTAAAGATGGATCGTATTTAATTGACGCTAAGTCGCCATTGACCCGAAAAGAATTTGATACATTGTTTAGATCTACTTCGAGAGTCGATGAAATACGAAGAATCGCGAAAAAAGTAGGTGTTGTACGTTATGCGAATAAGAAAATCACAAAACAACAACTCATTGATATAATTGGTAGACGTCTTCATTCTATGAATGTTCACGAACCAATTAAATTAAGATCCATTCAAAAGAAACAAATTGAAAAAATTGCGTTTAATAATAATGCAAATTTGGTTAATAATT